TGGGTCGAACGGTGATGGCGCGAACTGGGTGGCTGGCCTTCAGATTGAAGATAACCGCACTCTAGTCGAAGCGAAGCAGTGGAAATCCGTTGACGATGCGATCAAGTCGTATCGTGATCTGGAAGCCCACGCGAGCAAGGCCTTGAAGGTGCCGAGTGCAGATGCAACGGCAGAAGAATGGAATGCGTTCTACGGCAAGTTGGGCCGTCCAGAAAGCCCGGATAAGTATGAGCTGAAGCTCAATACCGAAGCCGTGCCTCAGGATTTCCCATACGACGAAAAGAGCGCTATCGAGTTCCGTACATGGGCGCATGAGGCGGGTCTTACCCAGCAGCAGGCGCAGACCCTTCACGACAAGTTCGTAAGCCAGCAGGCCGGTGTGTTCACGTCAACGCGTGAGCAGATGGCAAAGGCTGAGGGGGATGCTCATAGAGCGATTACAACGCAATGGGGCGATCCAGATACCGATGGCTACAAGCACAATCTCGAGTATGCGAGCCGTGCGATCAGCCAGCTTGGCTTGAAGGATAGCCTTGTTCAGCGTGGCGTTCTGTCGAAAGACGGAGCTGTTCTGGACGCCAACTTTGCGTTCGCAATGGCGAAGGTGGGCAAGGAAATGTACGGCGAGGACTCCACGCATACCAACGCGGGCGGGTCTCTCAGCAATCCATTCTCTGACCAGCATTTCAACCTGACACAGCAGGGACAGCTCATTCGTTCCGACCCCGGAAAAGCTGCAGCGCTCATCCGAGCGGCAGGTCAGAAGCCTGCTGACTACGGTCTGTAAGCGGCAGCGGCCATTCAGGAAAGGTCAAAGCAATGGCTACAACTCGCCTTTCGGACGTAATCGTCCCGGAAGTATTCTATCCCTACATGATCAAGCGCACCAAGGAACGGGGCGCGATCTTCCAGTCCGGCATTCTTCGCAATGACGCGAATATGTCGGGCTTCCTGACGGGCGGCGGTCGTACTGCCAACGTCCCGTTCTGGCGCGATCTGGCTGATGATGGTTCGTTCATCGGTTCGGACGATCCGGCACAGCTCATCACCCACGGCAAAATCCAGGCACTCAAGGATGTTGCGGCCCGTCAGGTCCGAACCAAGTCTTGGTCCTCGATGCGCCTGTCCGGTGTGCTTGCCGGTGACGACCCGATGCAGGCAATCGGCAACCTTGTTGCTGATTGGTGGATTCGCGAACATAACAAAATCCTTGTTGCCACTCTTCACGGTGTCTACCTCGACAACGTGGCCAATGACAGCGGCGATATGGTCAACAACATCAGCGTCACGACTGGTACGCCGACTGATGCAAACCTTATCTCTGCTGAGGCAATCCTCGACACCAAGCAGACGATGGGCGATGCAGCAGAGGACCTGTCCACCATCATCATGCACTCGGCTGTCTACACCCGACTGCAGAAGCAAAACCTCATCGATTTTATCCCTGATGCACGCGGCGAAGTACGCTTCCCGACCTATCTCGGCTATCGCGTTGTGGTTTCTGACACGGTGCAGGTCATCAGCAACGGTGCTGGCAACCCTTCGGGCTATGTCACCTATCTGCTCGGCAATGAAGCGATCAGCTACAACGAGCAGCCAATGTCGACCAGCCCGAACGTTGAAACCGAGCGCAAGCCAGATCAGGGCAACGGTGTCGGCGGTGACATTCTGTACACCCGCCGTCAGTTCGTCATGCATCCGTATGGCATCGCTTGGCAGGACGCTTCGGTTGCCGGCGAGTTCCCGACCAATGCGGAACTGGCCACGGCAGCGAACTGGAACCGCGTTTATCCAGAACGCAAGCAGGTTCCGATCAGCTTCCTCGTCACCAACGGCTAAGGGGAGGGCTTCGGCCCTCCTTTCTTTTCAGGAAAGGAAAGATCATGGCAGGTCATGGATTACCACGATCAATTCCAGACGTTTACAAGAGACTGGATGCCCTTGAAGCCGGTGGCGGTGAAACGTCCGTAGCGTGGGGCGACATTACTGGGAAGCCAGCAACCTTCGCGCCAACTATCGGGACAACGGCAACAACTGCGAAGGCTGGCAATTACACGCCGACCTCTACGGAAGTTGGGGACGCGTTGAAGGCAAAAACCCAGATCGCTGCTCTTGTTTCCCCGACTGCTGACTATGCAGACATGACCGCGGCAACCGCTGCGATCAAATCAATCATCGATGCATTGAAGGCATAGCCATAAGAGCGGCTTTCGGGCCGCTCTTATCATTGGAGCATCCTATGAGCAAAAACGTTGAAGAACCGCGCGAGAAGACGCTCCACGAACTGAACATGGAGCAGCGTGCAATCAATCAGGCCATCAAGGAAGCGAATAAGGACAATCCCCTTTATTCCCTGCCTGAACCTGTCCGACGCGCAGTGGCAAAGCGCATGCAGAAGCCAGCCCGTGCACCGATCAAGGTCGACTGACATGGCCGGTTACAGCCCTCCCTTGGCTTGGTTCTACCTCAAGAAGCAGAAGCAGCGCCGTGAGCAGCAGCAGGAGGAAACCTCGCCGCCGCCCGCGCCAGCACCACAGGAAGGTGAGGGCGAATGACGCCAACTGATATCTGCAATCTTGCTCTCGACATTATGAAAGAGAGCGAGATTACCAACATCGAGAACGACAACCGGCCTATCGTCCGCTGGATGAAGCGCAACTTCGACGTTTCGCGGGATAGCCTTCTGTCTCGCTATGACTGGAATTTCGCGCTCAAGCGCGTGATGCTGGCCAAGGATAGCGCGGCGCCGGATTTCGGATGGAAATATCGCTATACCGTTGCACCTGACTGCCTTCGCGTCCTGCCGCTCACTGTTTGCGGTCGCTCTGAAGGCTCGCCAATCCGTCATGAGGTCGAAGGTCCCTATATCCTCACTGATGCCGAAGGGCCAATCCGCGTGCGCTATGTCGCTCGCGTCGAGGATTACGACCGCTATCCATCCGTTTTTGTCGAAGCACTCTCGTCATATCTGGCGATGAAGTGCGGCCACTGGGTAACGGGCAAGGTTTCATACGTTCAGATTGCACAGGGCCTTCATCGTGAGGCGATTGATACCGCATGGCGTGTCGACGCCATCGAAGGCACCGCGCCACGAGCGGCTGATAATGAATGGATTGAACAGCGCTAATGGCTTACTTCCAGCTTCAGAGCACCTTTGACAAAGGCGAGATCAGTCCGCTACTCGGATCGCGGGCTGATGTTGATTTCTGGCGCGCGTCGCTGGAATACTGCCGGAACTTCAATGTTCTCACACATGGCGGTTTGCGGCGTCGATCAGGCACGCGCTTTATCCAAGACCTTACCGTTTCGACCGTAGCCGGATACAAACTCTTTCCGTTCAAGTTCTCAGAAGATCAGTCTTATGTGCTGGCATTCTTGCCTGATCAGACTATGCGTTTCTTCTCAGAGCGCGAAGCGGTGACAAGTGGTGGAGTTGTTTATGGTATTCCGCACCCTTACGCTGCGGCAGATATTCAGAAACTGAGTTTCACCCAGTTCAATGATGTCGCATATTTCGCCCACAGGAAATATGCGCCGCGAAAACTCTCTCGTCTTGGTGATGCTAATTGGTCAATGGCTAACGCAGTGTTTGAAGACGGTCCTTATATGGACCTTCAAACAGAGCGAACGACCTATTTCAGCCTGTCGGATTATGGATCGGTATCGCCAGCAATGACGAGCAACACCGCGCCAGAAGGCACGGTTGCCTCGTCGGATGGCTCATCAAGTGCCTATGTCGTATTCGACAAGAACAAGAGTACGACCTACAAAAATACGAGTATCAACGCCGGGTGGATAAGCTACACTCTGGCGTCAGGTCAGCGCGTTTGTGATGCCTATTGGGTCCGGGCAACGAGCGGCGGCGATCCGACCGCTACGCCTGCATCGTGGGAACTGCAAGGCTGGAATGGCTCGTCATGGGTCACGCTGGATGTGCGACAAAATGAAAGCGGATGGGGTCGCGGCGAAGTCCGGTTCTATGACTTCCCTAACACGCGGGCATTCAGCGCTTATCGCTTTGAGTGGCTGGGAACCAGCTATTCCGGTGCGGAACAATCCGAGATAGCCGAAATCGGCATGCATTGGGCCGGCGACGATCAAGCGCCGATCACCATGACGGCAAGCAGCACAACGGATATCAACGATGGGGCCGGGTTCGTGGCATCAGACGTTGGCCGGACCATGCGTCTAAGCGCATCCGATGGCCGATGGCGGTGGGTAAAGATCACCTCGCGGATATCCTCCACACAAGTTCAGGTCCGTCTCTACGGCCATGCTCTGCCTGATCTGTCGCAAATTCAGCAATGGCAAATCGGCGCATTCTCGTCCTCGTCTGGCTTTCCCGGCGCTGTGACCCTGTTTAACGAGCGCGTCATGTGGGCGCGAACCGATAAGCAGCCGGTGACGGTTTTCGGCTCCAAACAGGGGAATTTCGAGAATTACGGTCTGAGCGATCCGCAGGTAGAGACGGATGGTCTGTCCATCACGCTTCTTTCATCCAATCAGAATGAAATCCTATGGCTTGCCGATGATGAGGACTTGGTAACGGGATCGGCCGGACAGATCAGAACGATTGGCCCTGCGGATTTGAACAAGTCATTTTCTGCAACCAATATCACCCAGAGAAAAGGCCCGACTAGCGGGGCGGCTCATATTCGTCCTCTCTCGATTGGTGGCGTGACGCTTTATGCCGGGTCAGGCGGCACGAAAATTCGCGAACTCGTCCTTGGCGATCAGAACAGGTATGTCGCACCGGAGCTTTCACTCCTTGGAGAGCACCTGTTCAAGACGGGAATTGTCGATTGGTCATTCTGCGAGCGACCCGATCCGCAGATTTATTGCGCCATGGGTGATGGGTCGCTTGTCTCTGTCACGTATGATCGAGAACAGAAAATCGTCGGTTTCGCCAAGCATGAGATTGCGGGCGGATTTGTCGAGAGCGTTGCAGTTGTCCCCGGCGTGGAAGAAGGCTTTGACGATGTTTATCTCGTCGTTCGCCGCACAATAAACGGCGCGACCAAGCGTTATATCGAGGTCATGGAGCGCCCATTCGATGGCGACATAGACACTATTGATGACGCCTTCCACGTCGATTGCGGGGCATCCTATAGCGGCGCTGCTATACAGACCGTAACGGGCCTTGGCTTCCTCGAAGGCCAACAGGTCATAGCCTTGGCGGACGGCAATGTCGTTGACGGTATTACCGATGACGACGGGACCAAAACGCCGCTTGTGGTTTCGGGTGGCTCGGTCACTTTACCTTATGCGGCTTCTCGCATCAGCATCGGCTTGCGTTATCGCAGCCGGGCCATCACGCTGCCGGTGGCCGGTCCTCAGCAGGATGGCACGCTGTTCGGGCGCAACAAGACGATCATTAGTGCAATGGTGGATTTGCTCAATAGTGGATCATGCCGCCTTGGATGCGCCGGAGATGATGACTGGCAACCGCCGATCTATGAACAGGTGATGAAGCGCGGGGGCGATCTGTTCGGCAGCAAGCTCGAGCTTAGGACAGGCTTTGTCCCCTGCGAGCTTGATGGATCATGGATCCAGGGCGGTGGCCGCATCGTCATGGAGACAGACGAGCCTTTGCCGCTGCTTATTCGCTCACTTGTCATGCAACTGGAGAGTACGCCTTAATTAGAGCCATGACCATGACCGCCGTGACCTGATAGAATTTATTGTTTCTGGCCTTACGTCGAATTGTTTCGAGAGTTCTTTAGAACTGGAAGTCGAATTTCTTATGGATAAAACATCGTCCTCTGAAAGTTTGCTCTTCCAGCAAAGTTCGCCCTTGATCTTTGTTCCGTGTTCAATTTTATCAGCTTCGTTGATTTTTTGATCAGCCCATCGCAGGTGGCGGCGGTTAACACATCCACTCGATCCGCATGAGTGAGCCGCTTGTGGCTTATCTTCGGTGGCGGGACCGTGCTCTATCTCGCAGATTATGCGGTGAGCATTCCGTGATTTGCCTCCGTAGAAAACTACAGGATAACCATGGCGATAGGAGAAGGGCCAGATCAGGCACTCGTCACTATCGAACCTCAATACAGTCTTATTGAAAAAATCTTGCACAGGTGAGCAACGTTTCTTTCTTGGGGGCAATTGCCTCTTGGCGATAGGATCGCCAGTTCTGCGCCGTTGGACATAGTGCTTGCCGCACAAACCACACGCACGAACCGGATTGTCACAATTGGGAATTTGACATACGGATACGCCAGCCATTTCGACCTCCTAACAGGTTGGCTTGGTTAGAACCCGTCTCAGCATTGCAGTGCCGAGGCGGGTTCGTTGATTCTAGCGTATCTCTTTGAAATTGCAAAGGAGAACGGCTATTTGCATCGATCCAGTATCCTTGGCCGTTATTGGCGGCGTGACCTCCGCTGCGGGGCAATTGTATAGCGCAAGTGCACAATCGGCATCCTATCGCGCTCAGGCTGCTTATGCTGATCGACAGGCGGAAATGGCCTCGCAGAAGGGAGCGTACGATGCTTCCCAACAGGCGCGCCAGAATGACCGACAACTGGCAACGATGCGGGGCCAGTACCTTTCCAGCGGCATCGCGCTCTCGGGTTCTGCGGTTGATACCCTGCAGGACAGTGCCACGCAGGCAAGCCTTGATGAGCAGGCTATTCGGTATGGCGCGCAAGTCCAGAGCGATAACTACCGTTTTCAGGCAGGTCTTGCCCGCTCGAATGCGCGTAGCGCGATGACGGGCGGTTATCTCGGAGCGCTGTCGACCGGCGTGAATACACTGACGAGCATCAACACGGCGAATGCTCAAAGAACGATGATTACTAACCCGTACGTCAATGCCGGAACGAGCAATGACCCGTGGTATGGCCTGCGCAGGGTAGGATAAAGAATGCCGGTAATCGATACAATTCAGGCCCGCCGTTCTATCGATATCGGCGGCATTCCAAGCACGCAGGTCGATGACAGCATCGGTCGCGGCATTTCTCAGCTTGGGGGCGCTATCGGCAATGCAGCGGAGGCGCAGAATGCGCTTGCGAACCGCCGTCTTGAAATGCAGCGGCAGGCTGATGAATTTGCAGCCAATCAGGCTTTCCAGCGCTGGCAGGATGATAATGCGCTTGAGTTTGGGCAGTCTCAACAGAACATAGACCCGTCTGGTCGTGGCTTCACAGATACAATTTCCGGCATCTACACGAAGCGATCAGAGGAATTTCTGAAATCTGTCCCGGCAAACTTGCAGCCACGCTTTCAAGAGCTTGTTGCAACGGCTCGCAATCAGTGGATCGACAAGGGCGCGGCGGCTGAAATAGATCAGCGCAATATTTGGTATCGTACCGGAATTTCTGAGCGCCAGCAGACGTTGCAAAATCAGGTTTTCAATGACCCTTCGATGTTTGATGCGGCCAAGGCTGATGCTTATCGCACGATTGACGCTTCTGGGTTGCCGCCTGCCGAAAAGGAAGCGTTGAAGAAAAAGACCGATGAGATGTTTTCTCTCACGGTTGGCGAGCGTGAAATCCGTAATGCTGAGGCAAATCCTGCGACGGCAGATGGCGCAGCGGGGCGTCTCGGCGTAACAGGTGCTGTGACAACCTCACGTGGCGGCGATGCCATGTCGATCATCCGCCAGTTTGAAGGCTATCGAGATACGCCTTATTGGGACGTGAATGCTCACCGTGTAGGCTATGGCTCTGACACGATCACGACCGCCGATGGCCGTAAGATCAAGGTGCAGCCGGGAATGAAAATCAGTCGCGCCGATGCTGAGCGCGACCTTGCCCGCAGGACCAAGGAATTTGAGCGGGGCGCGGCGATGAAAGTTGGCGTCGAGGCATGGAATAACCTTGCGCCAAATGTTCAAGCCGCGCTCGTTTCAGTGGCTTATAACTATGGCTCTCTGCCGGATAATGTTGCGCAGGCAGCGCGGACGGGTGACGTTCATGCTATCGCTACGGCTGTTGATGCTCGATCCGGCGATAATGGCGGGATCAATCGCAAGAGGCGCATGGAAGAGGCGAATATCATTCGCGGGAATGCCCAGATTAAAGGCAATGCACCCGCCTTTGATCCATCTTCTATGGACCCGCGCTTTGCCAATCTCTCCCTGTCGCAGCGCCTCTCGCTCTATGACAAGATGCAAGCGGCTGCACAGCGTGGTCAAACGGCTCTAGAAGCGCAGCAGACAGCCGCCTACAATGCAGAGAAAGGCGCATTGCAGCTTGGCATCCAGACGGGTGAAGTTGCCAGCGCTGAGCAAATCCTATCGAGCGGAATGAACGATAGCGACAAGGCATCGTTGATTTCTGCGCTTCGTTCTCGTCAAGGTGATCAAATCGCGACAGCCGAAGCCGTAGCCGCGTTTCAGGCTGGTGGGCTTACGGTTGACCCGTATTCGTCTGATGGGCGCAAGCGTGTTGATGCTGTCGGCAGCGTTATATCACAATCTGTCCCCGCTGATCAGCAGCAGGCCGCTTATGAAGAATTGGTGCGACAGTCTGGCACGCTGCCGCAGTCTGTCCTGAACAAGATCAGGGCAGGGGCCGATAGTCAGGTGGCCGCAGATGTTGAAGCAGCTATGCAGGCGGCTTCCCGATTTGCTCAGGTAAACCCTGCCGCGCTTGGCCGTCGCGAAGGCGGCGAGGCTATCCAGCGCAAGGTTGATGACTTCGATTATTATGTGAACACGCTGAACCTGTCGCCGTCTGATGCTGCGCAGCGCATTGCCGAAAAGAACGATCCGAATAAGGTTCGTGAAAGGAAGGCGCTGGAACCGGCTGCGAAGGAATTTCGCAAGCAGATGGAAGGCGTCGATATTGGCGCGATCTTCGATGATAGCTTTCTCGGCTGGCGTTCAAATCCGAATGTGGGCTTCACTGAGGGGCAGGCAGCGGGCATCGCGGCGGATTATCTGGCGATTGCCGAGGAACAGTTCTACGCCACCGGTGGCGATGCTGAACTGGCGAAATCTCGCGCTGATAAGGAAATGAAGCGGCTTTATGGTGTGACGGAAATCGGCGGCTCGCGCACGATCATGAAGTACCCGCCAGAAAAATTCTGGCCTTCCATGCCGGGAGCGAGTGACCCATACGCCTATGCAAAGGATCAGCTTGTCAATGATCTTGCCGCGGCTTTCCCGGATGATGCCACATTG